AATAGTTGATATTACTTCTGATTGTCCGTTTATTGATTTGGATGATTTACATCGTTATGTAGGCCCGATTAAAATAGGGGCTTTAGATTATGCCTCTAATGTTATGGTTAGGACTTTCCCTGATGGATTAGATTTGCAGGTGTATAGTTTTAAGGCTTTAGAAAATATAATGGAATTTTGTACAGCTCCAGAACATTATCAGCATTCAGGATGGAACTTTATCAATCACCAAAAGATATGTAAAACACTAAATATTTATGCTCCTAAACCTTTAAACTGGCCAGAATTAAGAATTACACTAGATACCGCTGAAGATTACGCTGTACTTAATTTAATCTATACTTGGTTAGGTAAAGATGCTAAGCCTTTAGAAATTGTTAATTTTATGCGGAATAATCCTAAAATAATGGCTATTAATCAAAACGTTATAGCGAAAACACCGGGGGAAATGTGAAATATAAAGCACTCATAATCGGTGCCGGATCAATCGGAGCATTAAAGCCGGATGAATTTGACAGCCCTGAATCAAAACAAATTTACACTCATGCTCACGCTTGTTATTCTCATCCTAATATTGATCTGGTTGGGATAGTGGATCATGATATGGATAAAGCAGAACAGGCAGCAAACAAGTGGAATACTATTCCTTTTGATTCTATTAAAATATTTTACAATAGTTTTTTAGAATTATATAAAGGGGCTTCTCCAGACATAGTAATAGTAGCAACAAACACTAATACTCATTATGATATTATCCATCAGCTAATACCTTATAAACCAAAAGTAATTATCTGTGAAAAGCCGTTCTGTTCTAACCTTGAGCAAGCTCATAATATATCAGAACTTTGTAAAGATGCTGGTATTAATCTAATAGTAAATTATACCAGAACCTTTGTTCCTGAGCTTAAAGAATTAAGCAATGATTTGAAAGCTGGTAAGTATGGAGAGATTTATAATTTTACTTTAAGATATAGTAGGGGATTAATGAGGGAGGCTTGCCACGCTTTCTATTGGTGTTTACAAACTTTTGGTGGATTGCCTTGGGAACCGGATTGGCATTGGAGTCTTTTTGATTCCCCTATGAAAGGTGATCAAAGCCCTTGGATGGATTTTGAAACTAAGCTTTGTAATGCTGTTTCTTTTATCCCAATAGGATCAGCTTATTCAACCTATAACGCTGATATTTACACTGAGAAAGGCAGAATAGAGCTGTTAAATAATTGGAAAACTATTCGCTTTCACGAACTAGCTAAAAGTACTTATGGGGATTATAAAGCTACTGGTTTACTATTTGAAGATAAACAAACCCAACTAGATCAAGCTTTAACTTTTCTTTTAGATCATGCTATTAAAAATATTGATTCAGATTTACCTGTTGATACTTACGCTTTAGACGTTCATAAGCATTTAAAACTTAATACAGGTTAAGGTTATGGAAAATAGACCGGCTGTGCTGTGGCTACTTATTTTATTATCCTTTGCTTTCTTTTCTATTAGTGCAGACCAATATATTGATATAGAGGATTTACAATATGTAAATACAACTTTCCAGATTAAAATAAACGAGAATAAAAAGGAAATCCAAACCCTAAAACTAATCATTAATGAAACTTCAAACATAACAGTTAAAGCCACTGCTTATAATGCTGTACCAGAACAAACCGATAATGAACCAGATGTAAATGCTTGCAGGAAATACCCTAGAATCGGAAGGATAGCTGTTAGCCAAGATTTATTTTATAAGGGTTGGACTTGTGGTAAATGGATTTCAATTCAGGGGTTAGGTATATTTCAGATTGATGATGTGATGCATGTTAGGAAAACTAATCAAGTGGATATAATAATGGAAAAGGTAAAAGAAGCTATTGATTTTGGGGTTAAAAAGAATTTAAACGCTGTTCTATTGAGTCATTATGGAAAAATGTAAAATCTATGATACGAATAATCCAGATGATATGAAAGACCTAGAGTTAAGATATAATGTTGCTCATATAGAAAAAATAAAAGGCATTATGGAAGTGCTTGTAAAAAAAGAACAGGAGAAAAAGAAACATGAATTTAGATCAGGAGACTGCTGTCCTAAATGTGGATCAATTAATTACTATCAATCAGGCACTTGTAAAACCTGCCATGATTGCTCTTATGCCGGGGGTTGTGGATGATGGAAGGAAAAACAGAAAGTATAATTTGTAAGGCATGTAAATCTGAATTTAGAGTTAAATCCCTTTCAGCTGTTGAAATGGATCTATTAACTTGTCCTGTTTGTAATAACAGTAAAAATAAAGATTTAATAGATGCTATGAAAGAGATAGTAACTGATGATAAAAAAATGTGGAAATTTATTGATTTAATGCGTAAATTTGGAGGTTATTAATATGAGTAAACTAGCATTATTTGGAGGAACACCGGTTAGAAGCACACTATTTCCTAATCAAGCTGGAATAGGAGTAGAAGAGAAAGCAGCAGCACAAAGAGTGTTAGATACTCAGATGTTAAGCGGTTACAGGGGGAACGCTAGTGCGTACAGAGGCGGGGTTAAAATTCAAGCATTAGAAAAAGCTTGGTCTGAAAAGTTCGGTAATAAACATAGTATAGCTATTAACAGTTGTACTTCTGCCTTGCACGTTGCTTGTGGAGCTATAGGATTGAAACCAGGGGATGAAGTCATAGTAACCCCTTACTCTATGACTTGTTCAGCTACAGCCCCTTTATTGTGGGGGGCTACTCCTGTTTTTGCTGATGTGGAAAAAGATTATTTTTGTCTTGATCCTGAAGATGTAGAAAGAAAGATCACTGATAAAACTAAAGCTATTATTGCCGTGGATATTTTTGGGCAACCTTTTAGTGAACAAATTATGGAAATAGCTGAAAGGCATGAATTATGGGTAATAGAAGATGCAGCTCAAGCTGTTGGGGCTTCTAATGAATATGGACAATTTACGGGTAATCTAGGCCATATCAGTTGTTTCTCTTTTACTCAAGGTAAGCATCTAACAGCGGGCGAAGGTGGTATGATAACCACTAATGATGATAATCTAGCAGAACGTTGCCGTTTCCTTTTAAATCATGCTGAAGCGGTTGTTAATGATATAGCTGATTGGCAGACAAGCCCTTTAACAGATTCAAGAAAAGAATTGTGGGGTTTCAATATGAGAATGACTGAAATCCAAGCCGCTATAGTTCAAGAGCAGTTGAAAAAGCTGGATTTCTTTATTGGTAAACGACAGGAAAATGCTGAATATCTATCTAACGCTTTAGAATATTTATCGCCTATTGAAGCCGGAATAACCAGACCTAACTGCACTCATACATACTATTGCCAGCCGTTTTTATATGATCAAGAAGCAGCTGAAGGAATCCACAGGGATGTTTTTATTAATGCGGTTAAGGCTGAATTAATGCCAATGAGAGGAAGAGAATCTGAAGGGGTTAGAATGGGAAACGGTTATATTAAACCGCTTTATCGTATGCCTATTTTTGCTGATCGATATATTCCGGTTGAAAGAACTTCATTTATTACTTATGATCCTATTTACCCTTTACCAAATGTTGAAAAGCTATGGAAAGATGAATTATTTTTACATTTATATTTAGCCCCCCCAACTTCCAGAATGGATTTAGATGATATTATTGAGGCATTTAACAAGGTTTGGACAAATCGTGCTGAGCTGCATCAATGCTTAAACCATACCATAAAAAAGGGTAATTGAAATTAATTTATAGCCTTAAACAGCGTTTTAAATACCTTTAAATCCAATAACAAGTTTCTTAATACGATTACATTAACTAGATTGAGTTTTAAAGTTTAACAAGTTTTATAGTTTAAACGGGTATAGAAGGGTTGAGGTTTTAAAAACTTTTTCAACTAATAGTAAGAGGTGGGTTTAAAACAAATCGATTTAAGCCCCCTTTAAACGATTATTTTTTGAGGTGAAAATGATATATAAAAACGGAATCAAGGTTGATAAAATAGAGTTAGTAACTAAAGATGAAATTATTTGTCATCTGCATTTATCAAACGGAAAGGTGTGGAGCTGGAAACCTAAAAAAATTGATCCAGCTATTTTATATAATAAAGGAAAGTTAGAAGTGTTTTGTGTTAGCGTAATAGGATTGGCTTTTAAAGCTCTAAGCAAGGAGATGGAAAAATGATCAAATTAGAAAAGATGAGCAACAAGCAACCAGAATTAGACTTGATAGCAGAATGGAGAAATCAAACCCTAATCAGCTTACGGTCTAATGATTTAACCGCTAAAGGGGATTCCCAAACCAAATGGGTTAATGGGTTTGGGTCTAGTGAGAAGTATTATTTTATTTATATTGATGATAAATTAATTAGGGGAAATTCATATAAAGACACTTATGCTTATTTAGCCGGTTATTGTGGGTTAGATAAAATTGATCCAGTTAATAAAACGGCTGAAATGGGATTATTAATTAATCCTAAAGCGCACAAAAAAGGATACGGGACGGCAGCTATTAAAGCTCTTTTAGAATTAGCGTTTTTAGGTTTTAATCTTAATTGTATTTTCATCGAGGTTATTAATACAACTGATAACCATTTATTCTGGGAGAAGCAAGGATTTGTATATGAAGGTTATTTAAGGCAACGACATTTTAAAGCTGGTGATTATTATACTTCAACAGTGGGCTCTATCCTTCAATCAGAATGGAAACAAAAACAAAATAAAGATGGGTATAACTGGGAAGAAATACAGGGAGCTTTATCATGATTGAATTTTTTGCTGAAATAGGTTCAAACTACACCACTAAAGACGGCCCTAGTTATGATAGGGCTTTAGAATTAATAGAAACCGCTGCTGAAATAGGCTGTACGGGGGTTAAGTTTCAATATTTTAAAGCTGATAAGCTATGGCATCCTAGTATGGTTAAGGAAATAGTGGCCGCTAGATGGCGTGAATTGCCTTTAGAATGGGTTAAGCCCCTATGTTTTCATGCTCACAAGTACGGTTTATTATTCGGCTTATCAGTATTTGATAAAGATGATGTGAAAGAGGTAGAATCTTATGTGGATTATTTTAAGATAGCTAGTTTTGAGATTAGCTTATTTGATTTAATTGAAAAATGTTATTTAACTGGTAAAAGGTTGATGCTTAGCACCGGGCAAAGTGATAATATGGAGATTATGAAAATAATTTCTAATCTGCCATTTACTTTAAATGAACCTACTATTATAGATATCCTTCATTGTGTTAGTAAGTATCCGGCTATGGTTGAAGATTGTAATCTAAATATTATTAAATCTAATCCTTTTATTAATGGGTATTCTGATCATACAAAACACCCTATGGCTATTTACGCATCAATAGCTTTAGGAGCTAAAGTTATAGAATTTCACTTAGATTTTCGGGATAAAAAAGGATTAGAATATAGCCATAGCTGGATCCCTGGACATGCGATATTAATGATAGAAGCTTCTAAAAATTTATATAAAGCACTAGGCACTGATAATTGGGATGAAATTATTAAATTACAAGATAGGAAATATAAAGCTGATCCTGAAACCGGTTTAAGAGGGGGATAAATGAGTGAATCTGTATTTAAAAATAAAACTGTTGAATTATTAGATACTGAATACCTACCTAGTAAATTATTTCAACCTTCAACTTGGTGTAAATCAAAAACAGTTATAAAAGGAAAAGGAAAAATAATAGAATTAAGGGAATCAACTATAACCGGTCCTGATAGTAGAATACCTTCCACCACTATATTTGAAGCTATTATTTTAACTGATGAAGGGGAATTATTACTAATACCTTCTCATAAATTTAGGGTTATTAATGATATTTAAAACTGAAGGTGTTATAAAAGCCACGTTAACCGCTATCAACCGTAGAGGGAAAAAGACAGCTGATTGGGTAATAGAAGATGAAGCAAACGCTTGTGATAGTTGTTTAATTTGTAATCATTATAAATATAACCATGATAATATCAAGTTATTGAAAAACACTTTTATCCATATTTGTCTGATAAAAGCTCCTGAATTTATTGACCTTACACCACAACTTTATCCAGCTCAATTAAACACTAGCTGTCAATACTTTTCAAGGAGGGCTTTAGGATGATAAGATTATATATTAAAGTTGATAGTAGTTCTAGCTGGACTTATTACGGCATGGTAACAGCTGATAGATTAGGTGATGAGCTTTCAAGATTAAACCAAACTTTTTACGCTGCTAAATGTGAAACGGGGGAAATATGAAATGGATGGAATTTCCAGAACAAACTCATTTACTAGGCAAGCCTGATAATATGACTGATGAAGAGTGTGGGGCTTTGCCGGTTTATTGTGATGGTAAAGTTTGTATTTCAAAATGGGAATTAAGTGATGAAGAGAAAAAACATGTTGCTGAAAAGGGTTATGTATGGCTTAGAGTATTAAGTGGATTCTCACAGCCACCGGTATTAATTGAAGCTACTGAAACCGTATTTTTACACCCAGAGGATATAAATTGAAATGAAATATTTACTTATTATTTTAGCCTTGTTTATAGTTGGTTGTGAAGCCTCGAACACCACAAATAAATATTATGATACTGAATATGGTCCTGTAATATGGAGCCGTTATTATTGTGATTTTGGGGTTTTATTAAACACGGATAAATTAACTGTTATCGGAAAAGATAATAGACCTATAAAATGTAATCCAGCTCCTATAGAATTAACTAATATAGAATTTGAAACGTTTTATCAAAACAAAAGGTTTAAATGACTGATATTAAAGGAAAAGAGGTATTGATAACTGGAGGAACTGGATCTCTAGGAAAAGCCCTAACAAAAGCATTAATTCCATTAAAACCAAAAGGAATTAGAATATTTTCTAGGTCAGAATTAAACCAATTTAATATGCAAACAGAGTTAAAAGACGTTGATTTGCCTATTTCATATATCATAGGGGACATTAGAGATAGGGACAGACTTACAATGGCTTTTAAGGGGGTTGATTACGTTGTTAATGCAGCAGCAATGAAACGTATAGAAGTATGCGATTCAGACCCGTTAGAGTGCCTTAAAACGAATGTAAGCGGTGTTTCTAATGTTGTTAGTGCTGCTTTGGATTGTGGCGTTAAAAAAGTCCTACAAGTTAGTACGGACAAAGCGGTTTATCCTACTACTTTATATGGAGCTTCTAAAAAGTGCGCTGAGGATTTGATTATTAATGCGAACACTTATTCAGGAGATGGAAACACAAGGTTTATGGCTGTTAGATATGGCAATGTTTTGGGTTCTAATGGTTCCGTTTTAGGAATATTTTTAAAGCAGATTGCAGCCGGGGAGGATTTAACCGTTACTAATGAAAACATGACTAGATTCTGGATTACTTTGCCAGATGTTTGTAAATTTATTATCACTACTTTAGGAACTTATAAAAGTGGAATCCATATTCCTAACATGATCAGCAGTACAATTTTAGATTTAGTATTTACGTTGGAACAACTCCATAAAAAGGAATTAAACTGGAACCATATCCCAACACAAACAAATGAAAAGAAACACGAATCACTAACCACTATTGAAGAATCAGAAAGGATAGTTCAAGGGTTAAACCGGTTTGTTATCAATTCTTATAAAACTGTAACTGATGATAAAGCTCCAACTAATTGGACTTATACTTCTGATGGGGAATATTCAAAAAACCAAGCTAGTAAAAGCTTACTCAAAATGATTAAAGAGGTGATAGGATGAAAAAATATCTAGTAGGAAAAAGAATATCATTGCATGGTTTGGATGCAGATCAGCTGAAAGGTGATTATTACGATTGGATGGATGATTTATCTTTAGATTTATTTACAACTCGTTCTTATTTCCCAAATAATATGAAACGGATGTTTGACTATTATGAACACGCTTGCACTAATACTAATTTAATTTTACTCGGTATTTTTGATAATGAATCAGGAAAGCATATAGGCAATATAACCTTTCAAGAAATAGATTGGATTAATCAAACCGCTTTTATTGCTTACATGTTAGGAGATAAAGATTTTACAGGTAAAGGTATTATTCCTGAAGCCTGTTTAATGATGATGTATTATGGTTTTAATAAGCTTAATTTTGAACGGATTTGGGGTGGCGTTGTGGCGGATCATAAAGCATCAAAAAGAGTATGTGAAAAAGTTGGTTTACAAGTAGAGGGGTGTCAAAAAGAACATTTTAAACGTAACGGGAAACGTTATGATTCATTACTTGTAGGGGCTTTAAGAGAAGAGTGGATGTTTCTTTATGGCAAACAAGCTAAAGAATTATTTCAAGAATTACCAATCTAAGGAGCAAGATGGGTGAAAAATATACTGAAGTAAATTGTACTGATAAAATAAAAATACCCCCTTGGCCTGTTTCTTTTATTTGTGGAAAAGAAGCAATAGAACATTTTGGTATTTATGCGCCTAAATATGGGGTTGTAGTCTATTTAATTCATCAAGATGAGATAGGGGACTGGTTGCCTACATTTCCTGAATCAAACACTATTTGTGCTTATTGTGTACCGGATGGAAATACTTTTGCTGACTTCATAGAATCCTTTACTGAAAATATAGGCTACGGTATTTCGGAATTAAAGCCGTATAAATTTATAAAACTAGAAGGAATTAATGACTAATTATAAAAAGAATTTAGAAGCTATTAAAGCTAGAACCCCTGATTTTGCTAAGGCAATTGAAGAGGATAAAGGGGTTGACTGGATTGATGAAATTTCAGCTGGTATGGGAGCTAACGTGGTAATAAGAACCGGGAATAAACCGTTTATAATTAATGGGGATTTCCCAATAGTTGAAGCAAAGGACAAGGCTAAGGAAAACGATTATCATAATGATGCTGCTACGGTTATTTTCGGAATAGGAACCGGGTATTTTACAGCAGCGGTAATAAAAGAAATGAGTAAAAGACATGTTATAGTTATTGTAGAGCCTGTTTTTCATATGCTTAAAATAGCTTTAAGGTTAAACGATTATTCTGAAGCTATTAAAAATGGAAGCTTATTGTTTGCCTGTACTAGAGAGGATTTAGACTATCAGCTATCCTTGATTGAAGCCGGGAAAACTATAACACAATGGTTTCTACCGGTTGAGGATTATGTTAATAAAAGACCTGCTGAATATAGCCATTTGCTGAACCATGTAATGATGCTGATTACTCAGCTTAAATCTAATACGGGTACTATAGCTGGAGCCGGGGCTTTAATTGCTAAAAATGATATCACTAATTTACCTTTTGTGATTAAGCATCGTGGGGTTGCTGAGCTTAAAGATATTTACAAAGATAAACCAGCTATCTTAGTTTCTACCGGCCCTAGTCTTCAAAAAAATATTCATTTACTTATTGATAAAGAGGTTCAGAAACGCTTTATCATTATTGCGGTTGGTCAAGCATTAAGGGTGCTTTTAAGCTATGATATCAAACCTGATTTTATTTGCTCTGTTGATTTCGGTCCCGTTAATTTTGGTCATTATAAAGGCTTACTTGATATTAAAGATATACCGCTGGTTACCATTAATCGTACATATCAGCCAATTATTAAACACTGGGAGGGGCCGAAATTTATATCTGTCAGCCTGGATGGAACATCAACGGGTACTCTGTCAGAATTTATGATGCATAAGGGTGGATTGCTTCAGGGTGGTTCTGTTAGCCATATGAATCTAGGACTTGCTGTTAATATGGGCTGTAATCCTATTATAATTTTAGGACAGGATTTAGCCTATACTGATGATGATCGCTCCCACCATTCGCTAACTGATGAAGCCGGTAAAGTGGATATTCAAAGTGATAGTATCATTTGGAAAGTGGATGATCCTAGGTCAGAAATCCAAGGTGAACACTCGTTAGGGCCTTTACAGTGGGTTAATGGGTATTATGGACAACCAGTTAAAACTAATGCTGGTTATGTTTCTTTTATTAGTACCTTTGAAAGGATGTTCAGAAGCTTACCTGATACTACTTTTATTAATGCTACTGAAGGTGGGGCTAAGCTGGAAGGGGCTGAAGCTATGACCTTAGAAGAGGTTATTGAAAAGTACACTGGTTTGTTCCCTGATGAAAATATAAATGTAGTTGATATATTGAAAGGGGTTGAAGAACACTATATGCTGCAAGTTCCTATCAATAAATCAGTTCTAACCCCACTATTAACAGAAGTAGACAACGGAAAAGAATTAGTTAATAAAGCTGTTGATCTAATGAAGGCTGATATTGATGATATAAAAGAAATCATTAAACAGTCTCAACGATCCTTAGTCTTACTGAAACGGTTAAAAGGAAAGAATGTAGACCGAAAGAAGTTTGCCAAAAGATTAAATGAGAATTATGAAACCACAATAGCAGCTAAAAAGTTAGTGGATAAAAACCCTTTGATTGCTATGTCAGTATTTTGGGCTGGGAAAGCTATTGCACAAAACCGTTATAGTACAGCTAGACAGGATATCAAGGATAAATTAGATGATAAAAACAAGTCTGATTTAAGCTTTTTCTATACTAAAGAAGGGAAAGAGGTATTGAAAATCAGGATTGAAGCTAATGAAATAGTAATGAGGGCCAGCAATGACAAGGCTAAAGACTTATTAAAGGATTATGAAGAAACGTTAATTGAAATGGAATATCTAAAGGATAATGAAGAGTTAAAACCTTTTGAATCTCTTAATCCTGAACCTTTTTTAGATGATGCTGAAGAGTATTTTGATAATGGTAATTGGGGCCATAATCTGATTGAGGCTAAAAGGATTTTAAAAACTAAAAATCTTGTTGAATATTTAATGGGGGATGGAAAAGAAAAAGATGAACTTATAGATAAAGCTATAGGTATTGATTTGCATTGTTCAGAATACCGTAAAGACGCTGTAAACAAAGCAATAGAAGAATACGATCGATCAGGAAAAGACAAGATAATTAAATATAATCACTTTATAGAATTAGCTCATAAAGAAGGCCGTAACCAAAAAGAAGGGGTGCCAGAAAAAAGAAACTTTCAAAAGTCATTAGGTTATCTTCTTAAAGCTGCTGAATTTGATCCAGACCGTCCAGAAGCTAAGTGGGGTATAGCCACCACTTATCATGGCATAGGGGATATAGAACAAGCAAACGGTAATCTAACAGAAGCAGCAGCTATGCAGGATAGATCAATAGAAGCTTATAAGGAATTAATAGAAAAATACCCTGATAACACTCAGTTTAAATTTGAATTAGGTTTAGTATATTTACAAGTAGGTTTCGGGGCTGATGCTGATAAACTGTTTAATACTATTTTTACCTTGACTGATAGTTATGATTGGTTTCTTAAATCGTTGGCTGAATTATATTTTAATGCTGATATGATTGAAGAGGCTAAAGTGGCTATTGATTTGTATTGCAGTAAATTTGAATTTGATCCAAGGGGATTAAAACTTAAAGAGGAGATATATGATAACAGCACAAGAAGTAAGTAAATTAAGAAAAGCAACCGGGCTGCCTATGATGGCTTGCAAAAAAGCACTTATCTCTTCAGAGGGTAATTTTGAAAAAGCTGTTGATTTCTTAAGAAAGGATCAGAATAAAAAAATAACAGTTAAGAATTATACGGGGAAGTCAACCGGTATTTATTGTTTTTCTGGATTCAGGGGTAATATTATTAAAGAGAAAGGAGCTGTCTGTTCTCAATGCGGGGTTTTTATAAACCAAAAAGACATACCAGCACATAACCACAATTCAGATCGTTTTAAACACCCTTAAAACGCATAAAGCCGGTTAACCTATACCTTAGTATTAAATCAACCGGCTTTTAAATCCTCATTAGCTCTATCCACCTTCTAACACTATTTCCAGCCTATCTTATTTAGAAATCCTGTTTTACCTGTAGTCAAGGCCAAAGCATCAACTACTTTTTGAATATTAGCTACCACTTTATTGTCAGTTTCGTTCGGTGTAATTTTAGCAATCACACTAGCTAAAGCTATCACTGAAGGTAAAACCGGCCAATACAAACAAATTATTTCCCACATAATTACTCCTTAAATTTTAATCAAAATTATCCACCATCTTTACCACCGCAACCAAATATAAACAAAAATCAAAGTAAACGATTATTTAATATGGTTTTTCATAGATTTCTGTCAGCTCATTAGCTTTTAATTGTATCCTCCATTCATTTCTAGCCGTTACCCATTCAGGTACATTAGCTGGATATGGGGGATCATTACTAACATGTTTTTCTGATAAATTTAAATAATTAATTAAAGTTTGGTTCTGTGATTCTAAAGCTTGTTCATTATCTTTTAATTCTTTTGCTGCTAGTTCTTCGGCGTTGTAAGCCTCTTCAATCTCGTTTCCTTCTGCTGCCCATGCGAGCATTGCGGCCCATCGATACGGCTTGTTTTTCTCGTTGAATTCTATTTTATTTCCGAATTCGTCTATTTGCCACATCCACCCCGCTGCTGCTGATTTTTTATATTTCATTTTTTATTTATGGAATGATGGTTTTTTATCAAGTACGGGTTCACCCCAATATATTGCGAATACCCCGGCAGAAGCTAGGGTAACAGTTAATCCGCTTGTTCCCGCGTTTGTTCGGCTTTGAGTCGTTGTAATTGTTCCGGGTTCGTCGGCGCTTATTGCTTGACTGCCGCCTGCCCTAAACTGAACACCGGTAAACGCTATATCCGCATTAGTGGACGAGGTGAAAGACGTTGCTACGTTAAATTTAAATTTCCAATATCCCCGCCCAGTCCAATCGTTTTCTTGTAAAACAGCACCAAAGGCAATGGAAATAGCCAATCCAGCTCCTCCTGTTATGTCAAAATCGGCTCCGGTTAACGCGCCCGTATAATTTTTTACCTCCTGAATCTGAGTATAAGTCGAATCATCAAGATTAGAACCTGAATTATTAAAAGCTGCTCCTATTCTAGCTTTAAAAGCCGTTCCTAACCCTACAGGAGACAAAGCTCTAATCTTATAATCTTCACCACTAACAAAAATATCAGCAACTAATGACAAAGTATGTAAATCATCAACAGCCGTTACAGTTGTTTGAGTTAAATCAGTTGTATTGTAAACTATATCACCAACTTGAACTTTATCAGTTACAAAATCAGCCCCTGAATCAACCAATTTACTAGCTGTTGTCCCGTCTGTTGTACTTTCTAAATCTGGCACCATCAATCTAGTACCACCACTATCAATCCATAACTGATACCAAGTTGAAGCTTTCTCAGTAGTGCCGGCCATTAAATCAGTAGCGATATTAAAAGTAGTATTTAAATCATCAATATAAGCTGGAACACTACTAGTATTTAATAATGATAACCTCTTAGCATCGGCATCTACAGTAGTTATTGAAGCAACATCAATGATTAAATCTTTAGATTCAAAATCAACTTTAGGGCTGTTAGGAGAATTAGCAGTTATTAAAGCTAATATAGCATTATAAGCCTGTTGATTTGTTTCTGTAGCTGCTGATTTAAGAGTTAACCCGGCTGTTTCAATAAGATAAGCTAACTCTTCTTGAACCGTATTCCGGTCAGCAGCGTCTATCGTGGTTCCTGGAGGCCCATCAGTATATTTATTTAAGCCTCCTACTACTATTTTATTATCGGCTTCTGTTCTATGCATAGTTTATAATCTCCTTATCTCTCAACCGCTGCCCAACCTGGATCAAAACGGAAAACATCTGTTAATTTAGTTGTGTAGTCACTAGCCTGCATTTCTGGATAACCAATCATATACATAGTAGACATTAAACCACCGGAACAAGTTGATAACTTACCAGCATCACCACTATCAGCATACATAAATTTGCCGATTCCTTCAGACCATTGAACAGAACAAGCAGCACATTTAGCTAATCCTTTCCTAAGAACATTACCGAAAGTAGAAGCTGTATAAGAATCTAAAGCCATTGCTACTGTAGTGATTTGACTGTATTCCAATGGCAAACTAAGCAAAGCATAAGCACCTGAAGCCCCTCTAACAAGTACATCACCAAAAGAACAAGCTTCAGAAATCAGGACTGAATAATCAATCCAACCTCTACCGCTTCTATCAGCTGTTATAAAACTTCCATCAGGTTGTTTCCAAAAATCCCCAACGTTAATAAATTCCCCATTCATCAATGTAACTAAACCATCCCGTAAATCTTGAGGACTAATTTGACCAGTAACATTATCTGCAAAAAGAGCCAGTAAAGCGGCTCTAGTTCTTTGTGTGTCTGCCATTTAAAAGCTCCATTAAGCAGGTTTAAAATAAAAACAAAACAAAATCATTCTTTTTTCTTTAACTCTTCAAGCTCTTTTTTCAGCTGTTCAATTTCCTGAATCAAAGGTCCCTCTTTTGACTCTTGGATAGTTGAATAGCCCACTAAACCGTTTATACTTCTTAGTGCTTGTGCTAATTCTCCCAGTGTTTTATCAGCAAATTGCTTCACTGGAATTTGCTGCAATGTGTTTCCGAAATCGTTCGCTAGTGCTTCACCTATTTTAAAATTTTTCATTTTTATTTGCGTATTGTTTTGTTTAAGGGGCCGACATGTTGCCGTCAGCATCTACAACCACGTTTCTGCTTCCGATTCCCGCCAGTGATGCAACCTTAACCACGCCAGCCTCACTTATTGACATGCGTAATTGAGGAGAATTGTTCCCGGCTGGACTAGTCAGAAAGTGCAGCCTACAAGTTGAGGGGTATTGATCAGCTGTTTTTGCTCCCATCTGTGCAACTATAGACGCCCCTGCGTAGTGCGCATTGTTGTCTAAGTCTTCCCACGCAAAATGCAAGGCCGCTGTGTTGTCTGTTGTGTCGTTTGTGTTTGATATGACAAAACAGGCATTATTATTGCTGATAGGGTTTGTTTCGGATGAATTACCAGTTACGATTGACTTAGTTTGACCATAAGCGCCAGTGAATAAGTTTGGATTAGTTGTATTCACTAAAAAATATGCACCCGCTAATTTTAAATAATTATTAGTATCGTCAAAAGTGAGCAACGGTCCTGCCGCTTGTCCAATTGTGCCACCGTCAGGGATAACCCTTAAATCTGTTAGAGTGATTCTTCCATTATCCCCACTAAATATACCAACTAATTCATCCGTATCTAATGCCACACCGGCTGCTATTGATGTGAAACTACTAAACTTTGTTGTCATTTTATACCGTCCCCTCAGTTACTATCATTACACCCGATTCCGTTATTAAAATATCATTAGATTCAGTTATTAAATAATTAGATAGGTTAATATCAAACCCAAAACTAAAACCTACGTCAAAACCACCTAAGAAAACTATTGTTTGGCTTGGTAACGAATCAAATCCAGTATCAAAACCAGAAGAAAAACCAGCCCCTTGTAATGCTATATTTAGAATTGTATGAGCTGGTTTATATTTATTAGCAAAACAAAAAACAGTATTAATTAAATCTGAAACCTTTTGTAACGCATCACCGCAAGCAGCTTCCCCGCACCTAGCTATAATAGGGGTTTCATCTGTGAATATTGTTAGGGTCCAATAAAATATATTAGCTGTTGGCCCTATAGGATCGCCACAAGCAGCCAATCCACACCAAGCCGGGGTATGCTCTGTGATCGTGGCTGTATAACCATATTTAGCCGCTATAGCTATGAAATAAGGCTTACTCTGCCCCCCTGTAGCCGTTAATTTTGAATTAGCTGATAACCTACGTTCATTCAACGATAGAGTATAATCCCTAGTACATTCATCAGGCAAAGCTAACTCGAATTCATGATCTTCTATTAATTCTGTAGTATATAAAGTGTTTCTTTCCCTTAATAAAACTTGCGCTCTATCATCTATCCTAGCTAGTTCATCAGCTTCAGCATAAAGATATTCAGTTAATCTAGCAGCTATAGCCCTAGACCAGACCTTTCCCCTCGGTAATAAAGACTGTAAAAGCCTTAAATAATCTTTAGATGATCTGGCCATTAGTAATTACCAAAAGTATAAGTGCCAGGAATATGAACTTCTGTTTGGGCTGCCACTATATCAGCAACAGGACTAGTAATTTTAAAATATTCTAAATCAGTTGCTCTAGCTATTTCCTTTTGAAGCTGTGATAAATAAACCGTTTCCCCCGGCCCCCCATAAGTTACTAAAGCATCATCAATTATATCCGAAACCGCATTATTAACAGCGACAGTATTCGGATAGATTGATATTGATAAATCCACTGCTTTAGTTGATAGCGTAATCATAAATAAACCCGGTTGAGCTGTAACCGGAATACCTACTGTTTGTCCTGTTGCTGGATCAGTATGACTAACTATATAAGCCCGTACAGTAGCTATTTCAGAAGCGGAAGGAACTATTGGGGACTCAGCATCCCTGACAAAAGCACACCCAACAGTCCCCGCCCCATTATACAAAGGGAAAACCCACGCCCTAGAAACTCCATCAACTTCTAACTGCCATACTTTATAATCATTTTCAGCACCACCATGAGGAGGATTACGCTTTCTAGATAATATTTTATTACGCCAATCCTCAACGTCTTCGATATCTCCACCACCATTTAAACCATCACTATCAACCGCTGTATTAGCGTCAACCCCATCAGGAGGAGAAGTAAATATTAATACTGTAGCGGCTGATTGATTACCATCATCCCCGGCTAATTGGGCTGTAATGGCTAAAGTAGCGATACCAGCGGCCACCGTTACATCTTCATCAACTGTATAAATCTGACCATCATCAGCACTTAATTCTAACCCTTCTGTGATTATTAAACCGTTTGTTCCTGTAGCTACTGTATTACCAGAAGCGGTTCCAGCTTCATCCCTATCTATTCCCCATTCTATACCGTGATCCCTTAGCCCAAATTCATCAGCCTTAGAAACAAAGGTTTGCTTAGCAATATAATCTAAATAACCATAAACTAAATGATTAGCACCGGCTTGTACTTTAGCTAATACACGCAATACAGAACGCCTTAATAATGTACTCGCACCAGTAACCCTAGTTTGAATATCCGTTAAGGCTCTAGTAACTAGCTCTGATAATGATGGTCTGTCAAAAGGCATATTATTTACTCAGCTTGTGTTGCTTCAAATTTAATTTTTCTAGAAACCCTTTCATAAAAAAACCTTAACCACCACGCCCCTATTGGTTTAGGGGGCCTTTCGTTTTCATGATGATACCCACCATTAACCCCCTGGAACTCTTCTTTATAAGTTGGTAGCTGGATATGCATTTGTTTATCAGTGTATTCAACACCTTTTTCTGATAACCTTGATCTATAAATAGGAAAGGCCCATGATTCATGAATATGACCACTTAACAATATATGAGCATCAGGATAAACGACCCCTCTTCTTTGTGTTCTTAATATCCCTTTAGTTACCGGAGCGTTTGAGTTTGACCCATGAGTATAGTAAACATTAAAAGATTGCCTAAATTTACTTTTACCATCATCCTCAAACAATAATCTAATCCAGCCCCGATAACCCCCCTGTATAACTTTAGAACCTAAATTATTTAATCGTTTTACTAATCGTTTAGTAAGGTCCGTTTCTAGTCTTCTTAATATGCTGGTTTCATGGTTCCCGGCAGCTAGTAAAGCGAATAAATCAGCATAAGGCCCAAATAACTTTTCCCCTGAATCAACTAATGAATCTAAATAATCAGGAACATTATTTTCTTCTCTTATATCGCTTTTCCTTCCCCTTGGATCGAACTTTCCCTGCATAGCGCAGTAACAATCCCCTACATCTAATACAAATGCTTCTCTCTCTTTTGCCATATCTAAATGGCGCTTTTGCATCCCTCTATTTGATTTAGGATTATCAAAATGCCTGTCAGCTGAACATAAAGCCCATTGCTGCCATTCTTTATTGCGTTTTAAATCTATTCTAATCGTTGCTGTTGTTTCATTGGTCTGTTCGGTTTCCCATGTCATTTCATAACCGCTTCAATTAACAGCACTTTAAGTTTGTATAGTATCGATACAAACTTAATCTTCTTCTAAAGTTGCGAACCATTCTGAATCAAAACTTATATTCAATTTATTTCCATCAGCCTTAGTAATTTCAGCTTGTAAGGCTAATATATAATCATTATTATATTTTTGTTTTTCTCCTGTTACTAATACATCTTTAACAATTCCATCTTCTTTCATCCATTCTAAAGCCGCTGTACCGTAGTCTATACCGGCTGTAATGTTCTCTTGAGTGGTTTTAGCTCGATTCAATAACCACAATTTAGAACCTATTTCATCACCCACTACTACAGGGTCCACTAAATCACCCCACCAACCTCTTTTATCTATAAATTCTGAATCAGCATTAGGTATATCATCTTCATCAGAAGCCCTTTGATCAGTAAACCAGCTAATTAAAACGGCTGTAGCTAATCCTTCATCAGTATTAAAATCATTATCTTCAAAGATGAAATCTCCTTCAAACAGATCGTTATCCCATCTTATTTTTAAGTCTGTTGTCATGCTACCACCGTTTTACCAGGGGTTACAGCAGCGCCACCGGCTGTAGCGGCTGATAAAGATCCTTTAATATAAGTATCAATTGCATTAGCTATATCAGTTGATATCTGTAAAGCGTCATCATCTCGGCCTACTCCAGCAACAAAAGCAGCTTTTAAGGATGTGATTAAAGTAGCTTTATCTAATGCCATTATATAGTACCTTTAATAGTTGCTAGTTTGGCTTGTATGTCCTGTAAAGCCGTTTCTATTTTAAATAATTTCCCGGTGCTGGCTGTTCCTGTTAGGTCTACTGGTTTTTGTAATTCAGTTAATAACTTATCAAATAAATCTAATAACTCATTGCCATTATCTTTATTTCCTATTGCTACTTTACCGCCAGAACACTTAATCCTAGCGTCATCTTTATCATATAAACAAACATCACCTTCTATTAAATCTGTTGGTCTGTATTCATCATCCTGAATCATTATTACAAAAGCATTAGACCTAGAACCATCAGGGCTTACTATAACACATTTAGCGGTATCAGTTTTAGGATAAGTCTCAAATCCGTAAGGTTGTGCTCGCTCTATATCAGTTAATTGCCCAAACCAATTCATGCTTACACGCTGAGGATTAGCCCTTGAACCTGAATCATGAAAGCCGGTTTTCCCCTCATTATTAACCTTAGTTAATATAGCTTTGCCTATT